GCTTTAAGGATATAAATGGGTTTAACCCTAATTTTAAAAACTGGGGGTATGAGGATGATGAGATAGTAAGGAGATCACATCAACTCGGTAAAAATGTTATTAGGTTAAAAAAATCACAAAACAACATGCTTATACATCTTCCACATATTGATAATAACGAACCTAAATCTAATCATAGCTTTTACGAACAAAATCGTAAAATAGTTGAGATGGTGAGAGGTATGTCTGCAGCTGAATTAGCAGATTATACAAAGACATGGACTTTATAATTGAGTAATGATAATAGGTTTAGGTACAGGTAGATGCGGTACAGTTTCATTATCAAAACTGCTACAGCGATGTAATTTAAAGGTAACACATGAGTTTCCACCATCTCTAGAGTGGCAGGGTGGTGATATAGCTAACAGAGTTAACCGTATGAACCGTCACAATCTGGATGGTGATGTTTCGTTTTGGTATATTAACTACATTGATTATCTTAATAAATGGTATGGTGAAGATAACATCAAGTTTGTTTGTTTAGAGCGAAGTGTAGACGAAGTAGTTAAAAGTTATATTAAGAAAACGCAAGGACGAAATCACTGGATGAATCATGATGGTGTTCAGTGGAGGCATGATCAATATTGGGATAGGTGTTTTCCAAAATATGATGTTACAAGTAAAGATAGTGGCATTGAATTATATTGTAACAACTACAATAAACTAGCTACAAAATATAATAACACTATGAACAACTTTAAAATATTTAATATGAACCTTCTTAACACAGAAGAAGGCGTTAAGAGTATATTAGATTTTTTAGACATTAATATTAATATATCTATAGATTTAGTAAATATACAAACAAACAAAACCTTATGAATGATAAAAAATATATAAGAGAGAAGGAGCTAATACCTCATTATGATAAACATTTAAACTATTACAGCCCGTTACATAAAAGTAGTTACTTTAAGTATATGTGCGATGTGCTAAATGTTGACATATCACAAATTAATAGTGTATTGGATTTAGGTTGCGGTGATGGTAGATTGTGTGATAGTATTGATACAGCTATTGATTATATGGGAGTTGATTATTCTAAGAATAGAATTAAAAAAGCCAAAAGCGTATATAAAGATAGAGATTTTAAAGTCTCTTGTATTCATGAGTTTTGCGATAATCAAAACTCAAAATATGACCTTGCTGTAATTACAGAAGTTTTAGAACATATTGAGAATCCGTATAGTATAATTAAACAATTGCAGGCCTTTAATAAAAATATAAAAATAATCGCAACCGTGCCTATTAATTTACCTTACGTAGCTCATTTGAGTGTATGGAAGACAAAAGATGATGTTAATAAAGATCTTAACCCTGATATAGTCGTGGTAGATAAAGAATATGGCGGTCATCACTTTATGTGTGGTTGGGGTGTTGCATAATATTAGTTCTATACTATAATAGATATATGATAATTGATCAACAAGTATATGATGGAGACTTTATTCATGAGCGTTTTGCGTATAAGGTCTTTCGAAAAGAAGTAACGCCCTATGGTAACATTGTAGCTTTTAGAGCTCCAATGTTTGTGAAGGATAATCTAATCGATCTAGAGGATACTCTTTCCAATGATTATATCTACTCGGAAGATGCTATTAACTTCTGCTGGGAGATTCCTAACTTATGCCCGTTTGGTGCAGTATCGTTTCAAAGATTACTCAATACAACTATCGGTAGTATTATTAGCCAAGCAACTGGTAAAGATATCTCGATGGAAGGTGATGATATTATGGTTGTCGATGAGTTTAAAGGTAGTGATGATAAGATTAGAGAGAAAGGCAAGGTTAGTGTATCTATTACCTATAGTAAAGATAATGTAGCACTTGGGCATACTGGTATTAATATTAAGGCTGGTAAAAAAGCTCCAGGTTTTGCTTACTCAACTAACATGAGTGATGATGTTGTAGAGCAATTTATGCAAGCTGTCATTGATGTGTTTGAAAGTGAGGTAAAGGATGAGTGGTTAGCTACTACTAAGATTATTGTATGAATTTCTTCCAACTACAAAATAAACTTTTCTACTCGAAAAAAGATAACGCCGGTTATTTAGATCAAGAGGGTGAGCAATCATTTGTTCCGTTTCTATTTAACCGGTGGTTATCCTTCTATAACAAAGATACGCCTAACTTTGTAAATGAGACGCTTAACAAATATTCAAACTTATTTGAAGATAAGCAACAGCAATATAGGCTATATTATAACCTAATACCGAGACTTAAGTTCAAGAGAATAAAGTATATAAAGAAGATAAAAAAGCAAAAAGAAGAAGACGATAATTACGCTCTTATAGCGAATAATAATAATATATCTGTACGTGAGTTTAAGCAGTATGTTGATTTATCAAACACTCTTAATAAATAGGTTATATGCCAGCAGATATTGATAAACTGACCCCAACGCGTAGTTTAATAGATCTTACAAAACATAGTGATGGTGATTTTGGATTAGATAATTTAGAGTTAACGTTTATTTTTGACGACATTTTACTTGTTGAATATATCGACGAGACGGAAGATGGAGATATATTAAGAAACGGTATTGTTGTACCAACTAATACACTTACAAAGGCGTGGAGAAAAGCTAAAGTAATTCTAGCCGGTCCAAACGCAAAGTACGCGAAGAAAGATGACATTGTAGTTTTTCCTAGTAATCTAGGTGTTACGGTGTCTAATCTAGATGTTACCGGTAAAGGTAAAATTAAGAGTGGTGTATTTTTAAACGAAGATAGAGTGTTTGGTATATGCAAGCCTAAAGATGAGAGTACAGAGGTCAGCGCTTGATAGCATACTTTTAAATAATGTTTGTGAAGTAAGATTTGTGCGACGAAATATTAAACCAGGCGCGCCACTAACGAGGCGTATATTATGTACAAAGTCGCATAGCTTATTAACATCTACTAATGGTCGAATAACGTTAAATTATAGACCACCGACAAATCCCCCGCAAATTAATGAAGCAGCAGAAAACTTAATAACTGTTTGGGATATTATAATGCAAGACTATAGAAACATAAGTATGGATCAATGTGAATTAATACAGCAATTTCCTGCAGGTGAAGAGTTCTGGGAGTACTTTAATGAGAGCATTTACCCTATGTCACCGGAACAAAAACTTACCTTTTTGAATACATGAATACGTGCCTCGAACAAGCAGCGGAATATTTTAAGCCGTACCTATTAAAAGATATCGTCATTAGAACCGATAAAAAAGTAATTAGACGTGGTACATTAAAAATATTCCAGCTCAAGCAATACTTTATAAGGCTGTTTCTAGATGTTAACGGTAAGCAAAAGCAATACGAAATACCTTATCCTTTTGATATACATGAAACAGAAGATATATTAACACTTAACTATCAGTTATCTACTATCGCAAAAGATGAAGAGGTAAAGTTGCAAATTAAATTTATGGATACCACATGCAAATCTAAGCTGTATAACAACTTAGTTTATATATTGACTTCTGAGCAAGATGGTATATAATTAATTTGTGATATCGAAACTACTTAATAATTTTCCAACCGGTTATACACCGAATGATCAGCAAGTTAAATTGCTTAAGAATATTGATGATGCATTCAATAACGACTATAAGTTTGTTGTGTGTAACGCGCCTACAGGATCAGGTAAGTCCTTTATATCAAAGACTGTAAGCAATGTTTCGAAAGAGTGTACTGAAGATTATAGGGAGCTAGTAACTTCATATCTTGCATTTAAACATAACCAATCTGGTGGTTATGCTCACGAAGAAGAGTGTGAGGAAGAACCATCTTTTGGATGTACAGCGCTTACAATAACTAAAAGTCTGCAAGATCAGTATAATGAGCTATTTAGTGATGCAGAAGTACTAAAGGGTAAGTCTAATTATGGGTGCGCGGTAGATGATAGGTTTGCTGTAGATGTCGCGCCATGTCTACACCTACCACGCTTAAAGTCGGAATGTTGGGATCGACATAAATGCCCGTACTACGAGCAACGTAATAGAGCCTTAACGTCGCAGTTTAATACGCTTAATTATAATATGTTTTTTGCGTTACCTAGTCACCTTAAGAGACGTGAGTATATTATATGTGATGAAGCATCAGAGCTAGAAGATCAACTAGTTAAGGAGTTTACGTGTAGAGTTGAATATAGCTTCCTACAGAAATGTGAAATTAAATATACGCCGTTTATCACTACACGTTCACATGAAAGGTGGATAAGCGGTTTACTAGTTGATGTAACCGATAAAATAGATGAGTTAAAAGATATCATTAGCGTGAAGAAGAAGGCAGCAGCTCAAGTACTGATAGCGTTAAATGGTAGATTGGTAAGCTTAAGAAACTTGCAACATAAGCTAGAGTTGATACTTGAGACATGGAAAGAAAGTGAGTATGTGCATGATAAGGACGCGAAAGGCGTTACATTTATGCCCTTAAAGGTCGATAAATTGGCTCATAGGTTGTTTGATTATGCAGATAAAGTTATACTAATGTCAGCAACTATTATTGACCCTTCTAATTTTTGTAAGACCTTAGGTATTAAGAAGTTTAAATATGTAGAAGCAGACTCTGCATTTAATCCGAAGAGCGCGCCTATTGTTTGTAATACTAAGCTATCACTAAACTATTATAACTTGAAAAAGAATATGCCGAAAATAGGCAGGCAGATTAAAGAGATATGCGAGCATCATGCTGGTGATAAAGGTATAATACATACACATAACAACACGATAACTAAGACCTTATCTGAGTACCTTACTGGAGATCGGTTTCTATTTAGAGAGCCAGGTATACGAAATGAAGATATATTAGACACGCATACTAATACAACCGATCCTACAGTATTAATATCCCCGTCAATGTCGCACGGTGTAGATTTAAAGGATGATCTTGCGAGGTTTCAGATAATTGTTAAAGCACCGTTTCTACCTACAAAGGATCCTCGAATTGAAAAATTAATGAAGGATGATTTTGATTGGTACGCAAATAAAATGTTATGCTCACTTATACAATCCTGCGGTAGAGGTATAAGATCTAACAAAGATCACTGCATAACATATATCTTAGATGGTACAATTGCACAAAGCATTGTTAAAAATAAACACAAGCTACCAAAATATTTTCTTAATAGGTTCTTATAGATTAAATATATACAACACGTGAAGAAATATACATACAACTTCGAAATCAAGGATATATTAACGCAGTTTATTGCTGCGTTTGATGATACAGTTATTAAGCGCTATGACAAGGATAGAAACCCTAGACAAGATGTAGAGGTACGTTATGTTTTTGCTCCTAAGCAGCGTGTAATGTACGATATAATTAATAAAGCACAAAACGTAACGCTTCCTGTTGTAACAGTTGATTTAAAATCCGTTAGTTATGATAGCGAACGCGCTTTTAATAAGGTAAATAAACTATACAATTATACAAACGAAGTAGATAATACATCAGTAGATATGCCTACTCCAGTTAATCTTGAAGTAAGTATGTCTATTTTAGGTAGGTATATGCAGGACGTAGAGCAAATTATATCAAATTTTGCGCCATATACAAATCCTTATATAATATTAACTTGGCGTGAACCTTCAGAAAGAGAAGAAGATATAGAAATCAGAAGTGAAGTGCTATGGAACGAAAGTGTATCTCTAAATACACCTACTGAAACAACATACAGTGATAAGTTTAGAATAGTTGCAGATACTTCTTTCACAATTAAGACGTGGCTGTTTAAAAACCAAAATACAGATTCTGCTCCCATATACTTTATCGAAAATAATTTAGTTGCTGTTGAGAAAGATTGGAGTATATCCCAACCACTTACATCTTTAGATTATGAAAACTTCTTTAGTCAATATGATCAAAGTGAAGAGAGAGATAATATTATGGTTACACAACAACTCTCCGGAACACCAGAGATAACAAATATTTACTTAAATTCTTCGAGTGGTTTAATCGAAGCGAGTTATAACGCACCTGTTACTCTTAACAAAGATATGTCAGGTAGTGATGTATATAACTACTTGCTACTTGGAGACAATTACGATCAAACAACAGAAGTACTACTCAGCTCTGACAATATAAGTTTAACACAAAACCTAACGACTTTTGAAACGCGTTATACAGGACCTTTATCAGGATTTATAGTACCTGAAGATAATTATAAAATACTATCAAACAATACAATATCAGTATCTATACCACCTCTTACAGGCTCCGGTAATGTTGATATTATCATTAAGAACCCTGCAGGCTGGACATCCACAAAAACAATAAGTGGGTTTTATATGATTGCAGAATAAATAAATAAGAAAATGGCTGACTCATCCACAACACCAAACTCAAACCGCTCGTACGTATCTAACGACGGTAGAGCTTCTACTTTTGGTAGAAGCCTTACACAATATATTCAAAACAGACTCCCATATACAAGCGTTATTGATGGTGATGATAGTTTAAATCCGAAATATAAGTACTTTCGAAAGACAGGCACACGTCGCGCTGAAGCTCTTGCAAAAACTTCAATATCCTCCTCTAATCCATATAATAACCTACCTATAGGAGATTTCGGTAAAGATAATTCTTTTGCCGATATAATGTATGCATCACTAGATGAAAATAAGCCTGGTCGTATACGTGAGTATCGTACTATGGCGTCTTATTCTGAAGTTGCTGATGCGTTAGATGAAATATGTGACGAGACAATCAACGTTAACGATGAGGGAATGGTAGCAAAGTTGCTATTTGATAATGTTGAATTGACTGTTGATGAGAGGCAGGAGATAGAAGAAGAATATAATAAGTTTATTGACTTATTCGAGCTTAAGCAAAAAGGATGGCAGTACTTTAGGCAGTTGCTCGTTGAAGGTGAGGTATTTTTTGAGTTGATTCTACACGATGAATATACTAATGAAGGTATATTAGGTGCTATTAATCTACCTGCTGAAGTTATTGAGCCTGTTTATAATAATGTACAAAATATGATGGTAAAGGGCTTTATATATAAAAAGCCGATTTATAGTCCTAATGACCCATCAAAAGTCGAAAAGGAAGAGTTAGTGCCTATGGACGTTAATCAGGTAGTTTATATTAACTCTGGTGTATTTAATGAAACAAAAAACTTCGTTATTCCGTTTCTAGAAAACGCGAGAAGACCGTACAGGCAGCTGTCCTTAATTGAAGACGCTATTATTATTTACCGACTTGTTAGAGCTCCGGAGCGTTTAGTATTTAATGTTGATGTGGGTAATATGGCACCGCCAAAGGCTGAGGCATATCTCAGAAAGCTTATTAATAACTATTGGTCGCGTAAGACGTTTGATATGGATCAGGGTGATGTTGTTAAGAAGTTTAACCCACAATCTATGCTTGATGCGTTTTGGTTCGCGAAAAGGCAGGGCTCAGAAGGCACATCAGTTACTCAACTACCAGGTGGTGCAAATTTAGGCGAGCTTACAGACTTAATGTACTTTATTAAGAAGCTTTATAGAGCTCTTAAAGTACCTGCAACACGTATTGATCCTGAAGACCGTACAGTAGATACTTCTTCTATACTTAGAGAAGAGCTTAAGTTTGCAAAGTTCGTTATTAGGCAACAGCAACGATTTGCAGTAGGTCTAAAGAAAGGCTTTATTACACATCTGAAGTTTAAGAATATTTGGTCAAAGTATGATCTTAACGAGACGAATATTGAACTAGAACTAAACGTTCCAACAAATTATTTTGAAATACGTGAAAACCAAAGACTAGAACTTAAAGCTGCAAACTTCAATAATTTAGCAGCGAGTGAGTTTGTTTCTGCTACATATGCACAAAAGAAGTATCTAGGGTGGAAGGATAAGGATGTTCTTGCTAACCGTGAGTTTATGAGAAAGGATGCAGAGATGCAGTGGGAGCTAGCTCAAATTCAAGCCGCGGGCCCTAACTGGAAAGAGCAGATGGTTGCTGGTTCCCTAGGTGAAGGTGAAGCAGCAGAAGGTGATCTAGGCGGAGCTGGTGGCGGTGGTATTCCTGAGTTTGGAGGAGGACCAGCTGCAGAGGCAGAGACACCTGAATCCGAAGCACCTGAAGCAGAAACTGCAGAAACTCCACCTATTGAGTAATAAATTAAGCCTAATACTATAAATAATGGTATGGGTGAATATGTAAATTTAAATAAGTGTAAGTCTTTTAGACAGTCTATCACTACAAGCTTGACACCGTTAGCGGATCAAGTTTGTTCGGAAGTCATTGTTGTTAATAGAACGTCAGATGATATTGTAGTTAAAGATCAAAACTTCGACTCTGACGATAATGGATTTTTACTTAAAACGCAAGAGAGTTTTACCTTTAGAGGTATTACTAACACTAACGAGCTTAGTGCTATTGCCGACGTTGCTGGTACAATCTATTACAGAACTCAGTACTATAGTAATTCACCTTCACGATAAATGAAAGCTATACCAACTGTAGATAACTCTGGATATAGCCAGACTTGTGGAGCTGTACAACCGTTGGTAGCAAATGATGTTGTTTACGATCCAAATATATATCTCAGACCTTCACCAAATGTCAATGACAAGTATTTAAGTCCTACAGGAGATTTATATAAAAGACCTGGTTCACCTTAACATTCTAACTAAATAATAACATGGCAGATATTACAGTATCAACAACTATCGACACTTTTATGCAAGCTGCAGATGCAGCGACTGCAAGAACAGCTCTTGGAGTAGCAGACGCACCTAGCGTTACTCCATTATCTGGTACTATTGTTTCAAATGTAGCGTACCTATCATCCTTTAATTCAACCTTACATCTTACAGAAGACGTTTACGAGCTCGATTGGTCAGCGATAACTGTACCTTCTGGTGAGAGTGGGTTGATAGAGATTACACAAGATGGTAACGGACCATGGACCTTTTTTGGTGGAATTCCGGACGATAAATATTTAGCAGGTGATACGGCAGATATTGCAGCGATGGTTTCTGGAGACATATGCACTGTTGGGTGGTATTGTCCAGGTGAGAGTTCATATGGCTCATTTCCACGTATGTATTTCTACGTCAGCGATGTGAGCAACTAATAACTTAATATATAATTTTTATGAAATATCGATTAATTCAAACTGACCCGCTTCAATTTAGTAGTAAGAGTGTAAACGGGCTACCTACAATACTAGTACGTGATGCGGCTGCTCCTGAAACTCCAGAAGGTTATGCGTATGTAGAAGAGCTAGCGTATCCTGAAGAAGCACCTACGGAAGGGTTTATTTGGACGCGTGAGCTGACTACAGAGGTGTATGGCTGGACACAAACAGAAGCTCCTGCTGAGCCTACTCCGGAATGGTATGAGCAACCTGCGTGGCGTGTTCGTGCTATAGCTGACATAACCCCGTATGGTGAAGGGTTACTAATTGATGCT